ATAACTAAAGCGAAACGTTGTATTTTCAGGAGAGTAATTGTCATGCCACTTTTTCGTTACTTCGCTGGCGTAATAATTAGCCTCGTCTTCCATTTCTTGCGTAATACGCTTTTCTCTCGCTTCATTGGGATGTAAAAATATATGTCCGATTTCGTGCGTAACGATAAGATGCCGAACTAATTCGTTGTACTTATCTTGCGGCGAATAATATATTATCGCCCCATTATCGATAATCTTAACTAAACCTTTTCCGGACTCCAGCGCAACGTCTTCTCGCGTCTCAATTTTACATAGATTTCTCTTCTCAAATTCCTCTTTCTCTTTATCTCTTAATTTCAAAAGACGCTGTCTTTTTTTCTCTGACGTACAGTTACTGATTTTCTCATCAAATCTACTGTTGATTTGAAATATATTATACCCATGGTTATTTATCGTTAAATGTCTTTGAGCCTCTGGTATTAATTCATTATATGTATAATAACGGGGACCTGCAAGGTTCACAAAACTATCTATTCGTTCTCTCGAATGAGTCATAATACTAGTCTGCGTTCCTTTCTTTTTATATTCCGGCGAAACATAAATTAAACATATCAGCCCTTGCCAGTAATCTTTTTTATTTTTTTCTCTAGTTTAATTAAATCATATTTGTTTGTTAATTTCCGCCATTTACCTTCGACAAACGTTCTTTTTACTATTTCACACTCCTGTTCCGATGTAACACCGTCGGTTTTACACGTATATAAAACGCACATATAATCGTCTAAAAATTCCAACTGTTCTTCGGGGGTATGGCAACCAATACGCTCTAAATACATACTAAGTTTTGTTACTGTCCTGCAGGATTCAAGTTTTTTATCATACGTCAGGTTCATTTCATGCGTCGTATTCATTTTATTCCCTTTCCTTTCAACATACTTAGACAAAAAAAACCAACTCCCACCGATTTATAAAAAAACTTAATTGATATATTATATCATTAAAACTCTGATTATAACACTAAAACTTGTCGGTTTTTGCGGTGGTGCATATAAATTTACCACAAAAAGATATATTTGTCAACAAAAAAATTTTACATTATAATGTCTTTTGTTCACTTTATCAAGACATTTTATGCGAATTTTATGGCTTTTTATGATAATTTACAAAACGTTCATAATTACCCTCACGCATACCTCTGCGGTTTAACCGGCATAAACGTCACGGTCAAACCGCCCCATCTGTTCATACCCCCGACGCTTTTTTTCAGCATATCCCCCGCCGATTTGATTTTCGCGCCGAATATTATACTCCCCTGCCCGAACGGCAGCTCCACCGTCCTGATACTTTTCGGCGACGTTATATCATAATAAAACGCGTCGTACTGCTCGTTCGCGTTATTCGCGCCGAAGTCCGGAAACTCCCCCCGTTTCGGCTCGATATTGAAACTGTACGAATATTTTACCGCCGCCGCGTCGTCCGTCTCGGAAAAATCGAGCATGACTCCCTGAGTTACCGGGTCGAATATAATCTCCGCTCCCCGCCTTAACTCAATCTCCCCCACGTCGTAACTCACCCCGTCGATTTTGATTACGCTCATATATTTCTGCTCACCTCCCGTAATATAAATAAAATGAAATAAAAAAAGAACGCTGCAAAAAAATTTTCTTGCGTTCCCTTGACATATTTGTTTTTATGTTGTATAATAATTTCAGAGACGTTTAAAATATAAAGTACGGATAGCAGCCGGAACGGCCGGTTCAAAAGGCGGATATATACGGGTCAGCATGAAGTCAGTCGCCACGTTTCGATTCAGGGGCGACTAATTTACTTCAAAACTGAACAAATAAGCCAATAATAATATTATTGCAAATTTGATAAGAGATTTGAGCAAATTTTTGTTCACGCGCAACCCCCCTTTCGTAAATGAAATAGGGAATTGAGCCGAACCGCCCTGCTATCCGACCGGACTATGTCCGGTATTTACTATTATATCAAAATAAAAACGGAAAGTCAACAGGCTTCCCGTTTTTTTTATTCTACTCCCTTACTCCTCGCCGCTTAAATAAGCCGAACGCTTGACTCCCATTCTTATGTAGTCGAAAAATCCACGCATATCCCCGGACGGTTCAAGCGTTATATTAATCTCCGGCGTTACCGGCTGATTATTACTGCCTAACGAAGCGTTTTGACCGTTCCCCGCGTGACTCCCGGCGTTATAACCCTGGAAACCGGAGCCGAACGCGGCGTAGCCGCTTACCCCGACCGGAAAATCAAGCCTCGAACTCCGCGCGGCGATTCCCGTAAGCTTCGCTATCTGCTCCTTAGTGTGCGCAATCGCCATAGGCATTTCAGCGTCTATTCCCGATTTTACACCCAGAATAATATTTTTTCCCACTAAATCCCTGAATAGCTTCGACGGGGAGGAGATTCCCAGAAATCCCGTCACCGCGCCTACTATACCGCTGAAAAACGACTGAACGCTGTTCGACAGCCAACCCCCCATCGACGATATTCCAGCCCACACTCCGTGAACTATGTTCTCCCCGACTGCGTTAAACTGCGCGTATAAATCTGCAAACTGTTCGACAAGAGCCGAAACGATTTCTCCCGGAGCTTTCGAAACGTCTCTGATTGCCCTCGGCAGTCTTGAAGTCAGGGCCGTGAATAAACCAAACCCCGCGTTCGCGATTAAATACTCGTCGTCCGCAATTCTTTCGGCAATATTACCCGTAATCTCTCTAACCGATTCGCCTATATTTTTCGCGGCTTCCGGTATATTTGCGGCGAGAGCCGTAAATAAGTTAAACCCGGTATTTGTCATATCCGGCGTAAAATCAGTAAATCTGCGCGTTATTGAATCTGTTATGCCGGGTATAGTATTAACTATATTTTTCGCCGCGCCGGATATATTCGAAACCAGAGCCGTAAATAAATCAAACCCCGTGTTTGTCATATCCGGCTTAAAATCAGTAAATCTGCGCGCTACCGAATTTGCCAGACCGGGTATAGTATTAACTATATTTTTCGCCGCTCCCGATATATTCGAAACGAGCGACGTAAAAAAATCAAATCCCGCGCTTGTCATAACCGGATTTTTTGAGTTGATTGCCTGTATAACCGAGTTTATTATCCCCGGAACGACTCCCATAATCGATGTTATCGTCTCCGGGAGTATAATAAAACTCCCGCTTAACTCCCCGATTGATTTAATCATACGTTCAGAACCTATTCTGGTTATTTCGCCCATATTATCGAGCGAAGCTCTGAACTGCTGTTCGTTTAATTCAACGTCTATTGAAATAGTACCGTCCGACATTTTTAATTATTACCCGCCTTTCCCCAAATATTATTAAATTCTTCTAAATCCTGTAAATTATCTGAATATTTCAAATCCCTGTCAAAAAACTTCTCCGGGAGTTGAACCCTCTCTTTCGCGTCCGTCAATTTACTTAAATTATCGCCCGTCATATTGCTTAAATCAAGAAACCTCAGCTCTATTTTTCTCCTGAACGCTCCGTCCGGAGGAAGATTTTCCAGTAAAATCTTAAATTTATACCAGTGAAGAAAATCAACCTCGACTAAATCTATATTATATACGCTCAAAAAATCGGCGTAAATCTCACCCGCGTCGAAATCAAAACAAAACTGCGCCGAATCCTCGTTCGCCCCCCTTGTTAAAGGGGGGATGCCGCGAAGCGGCGGGGGGATTGCGGAATCCCCCGCGATAAAATCCGAGAAAATATCCGCCGCTTTCGTCAATTCGGGATAACCCGAAGCCCCCTTCCCAGAAGGGGGTGCCCGAAGGGCGGGGGTTGGAATCTCCCCGTCAAAAAACCATTCCGATATTTTAGTCGCTTTCTTCGCGTCCGGTATATTTTTGTCTTCAGCCAAGGCGAAAATTCGCAGAATATTCCTGAAATCCGGGTTTATTTTATATAACTTCCCGTCCGCAAACAAACTCTCCGGAAACGCCTTACCCTTCTTTTTATATAAGCTAAAACTACTCATAATTTTCAGCTATATATTCGTCGTTTCCGGATTCTGTAATCGCCTTGCAGATTTCCGTGAGCCACGCGACCGCGAGCCTGATATTCACAGGTCTGCCTCCGCTGATTTTTTTAACCGCTCCGTCTCCGAGAATTTCGTCTATTAGCATGACGATTTCGTTTACGGCGTCTCTGACCGACTGCAAATCTTCTTTTTTTAACCCCGCGTATTTCAATTCGAGCTCCGCGCTCCGGTTCAATATATCGATATCGGATTTCAAAACCCCGAATATATTCCCGTTTATTTCAATCTCGATATTTTGGGGAATCTCCAGTTCCAGCGCTAATCTTTTCATATATTCACCCTCCCGCGGTAAACGCGGGCTCCCAGGTTATATTGCCCGACGAATCGACGATTTCCGTGACCGTCGCCGTACCCGTAACCGGCGTTCCTCTCTGACTGATTAAAAAAGTCACGATTCCCGTAGAAAACGCGAAACTCTCAATCGTAATCAAAACCTGCGTAAGCTGCGCCTTATTCGCGTTCGAACTTCCCGGAGCTTTGTTCTGATATACTCTCAAAGCCTGGGTCACGGCGGCCGAACCCGTGTTTTGTTTCTGATACAAATCAAAGATATATTCGTAAACCGGGTCGTTTATATAAGCCGTAAGCGGCATCGAAGTAGTGGGTTTATACGTCTCGATTTCATCAGTCGGCGCGCTGTCCTCGATATATTCGTAAGTCGAGGTCTTCGCGTTCATCGAATCGGTCCATTCGGTCGATTTACCCACTCTCGACCATTTCGCGTCTCCAGTTCCCGTCGTGTTCGTGTTCAGGAACAGATAACTTAAATGCTTTTTTATTCTCTCATATTTTGCCATAAAATTATTCTTCCTCTCTTTGTTTTTTAAAATTTATTGATTCCCACGAGTTACGCGCTTGATGTATTTACTATCTTTGCCCTCTTTTTTAAAGAGGGTGCCGTCCGCAGACGGCGGGTGTTTTCGTCTCCCCGTATGCAACATCAAATTTAAAAAACACCCGTCAGCCGCTTACGCGACTGCCACCCTCTTTAAAAAAGAGGGCATTGGCGCAAATTTAAACTAACTGCGTAACTCGTGATTCCCAAAATATAAATCCATATCTTTCCATGAATTGTCGTCGTTCCATAAATCGGAGTCGTTCCATAACGGCCTGTAAGATATATCTTTATGCCATGCCGTATCTTCCGTGTAAATTAATCTTGCGGGGAACTGATATTTTGCCGAACCGTTGCCGTAAACCTGCGCGGGATTAACGGAATTTGCAAGATTCTGCAATTCGTAATCATAACAGTTTACCCCGAAATCGGGATAGTTCCCCTCGCTCTGCATCTCGTCCACCCAATTCTGCCATCGTCTGACTTCAAACATATTGTCCGTATTCACCCCATCCGTCGTATCCGATATATCGAGCATAACGGAAAATATAAAGTCATAATATACAAGACGCGAACCGTCCGTATAACTCTGCGCGCAGAACTCGCCCGAAACGGGCGAAACAGACCTGGCGCCGCAGTTTTCAGACAGCCAGTTCATTTTTAAACTATCATAATTATTAAAATTATTATATTGTTCCGCCCATTTCAGCAGACGTTCCTCTTTGTTTATATTAATATAAATTCACCTCCCGTTCCCCGGTGTTTTAATAAAATCCCCCACGTTTTTTACCAAACTCGCCCGGCCCGACAAAATCATCGCCCTGTCCCAATATGCCGTCGCTTTCTCGTTTTTGTCTCTCCTGAAGTTTTTCTTCTCCCCGTAATAGCAAAAGCTTGCGTAAGGCATAGTGTAAGTGACGACGCCTATATTATCCCGCGCGGATATTTTAGCGCTGTTCGCCAGAGAACCCGTGTCCATCGGGATATATTCCCGCATTAACCATCTCGCTTGACTCGCCGCGAACAGCGCCGAATTATTATTGACCCCGGAATCTCTGATAATCTGATTCACCGGCTTATTTAACCTAAATACGAACATAAAATTTTTTAATCACCCGTAAGCCTTAAATGCTTGCCTTTCATTTCGAAATCGCCGGAATTATTATCGCTGAAATTATAAGCGATTGATTTTATTACCGCGATATTAGGCGAATATAATCTCTTAACGTCGCCTATAGTATACGGCGAATTGCCGGTTATGTCTATATCGCATACCCCGAGAGCCATAATATCCCCCTCTTTCAATTCCAGTCCGGACAATCCCGGATAATACGGAATAATCGCAATACAGCTCGTATAAATATTAGACGTCAAATTATTTATATCCCTTTCGGTCCTGTTTCTCCACCTGCATTTTACCGGAAGTATTTTCCTCACGAAAAACTCACAACCCGTTCCCGGCGTTTTTTTTCTCTGCCATATAGTTATGTTTTGATTGCACCCCAGCATAATATTTATCCCTCACACTCCCCTGTAAAGCTCGATACTCGTAAAATATAATCTGACCGTCTCGAAAATTTTCTCGTCTATACTCAAATTACCCGAACTGTCAAAATAATTCTCCCTGTAGTTTTCGTTCGAAAACCCCGCGAGAGGAAGATTCAGCCGATTATTCCCGGCGTATAAAATATCCGCGATTTCATAGACGCACCGCTTGTTTTTGTCCGTCGGAGCTTTGAAACTCCGGACGAATTTTTTTATTTTACGCTCCGCGATATCCGAATATCTCGCGAAAGCGTCTTTATCCGGAATAATAGAATGACACGATTTTTTATAATCGCCGTATGATATACTCATCTTAAAATTTTTTTACCTCTCTCGTTATTTTTTTTGTTGTTGTGTAATAGACTTCTTTTAAAACCACCCCGTCGCGCCGCTTATGCGTCGCGCCACCCCTCCGCGGAGGGGAATTTCTCAACTCCGGCGTTTTATTAAATTCCCCTCCGTGGAGGGGTGGCAGGCGGCTTGTCCGCCTGACGGGGTGGTTTTACTCGCGCAAATTACACCCTAAATCTTATGTTTCAGCATCGCTATGCCGATGGCTTTATCTTCTGTGACTTTCTGCCAGTTGTTTTTGTTCGCCAAATCCGTATTCGTCGGCGTAGCCGATGTGATTACCGGGTTCGTCCACGAAACGCCCAGCGGATGCAGACACAGCGCCCTTCTCGATATGAGAATATCGTCGCTCGAGAGAGCGTCCCTGTGCATTTCGACCGGCGTGAGCGAATCGGGCGCGCCGTCTCCTCTGCCGAACACTCCGTCGGCGAATAAATATGTACAGTAAATCCCGTTTACAGGCGCGAGAGCGTCGTCGATAATTATCTTATATCCCAGATACGCCGGGAAATCCACGACTCCCTGCGAATTGGGTATATATTCTATTAAGTCCTGTTTCTGTAAAGTCGTAAATACTGCCGAATGCATGGCAATCGCCTTTAAGTCAGACGCAGCGTCGCCGAGAAGCTGCTTCGCGTCGAGTACGGAACCCGCGGTTATATTAGCCGCCGCGCCGGTTTTACCCGAAATATCCACGCTGTGCGAATCTTTAAGGGCCTCGCCGAAAATCCCGGTCAATATAGAAATCAATATTTTCTGTTCCTGAATATTCCACCATTTCGCGATTTGCTCCCCGGCAGAAGTCATGGGGTCGCTCCCCGCGAGAGACCCGGCGAGTTCGTTCGAACTCCACGCCTTACCCCTGATTAAAACGGGCGCGATATCTTTACCCGCGCTGATTTTCTCCGGTACGAGAGCTTCGGAATCGCTCAGGACTTCGTCCGAACCCGTAAGAGGCTTCATAAACGGCATATTGACAGTTTTTCCGCCTTTTTCGATAAGGGAGTCAAGTAACGGGTTACTCTGCGCAATCCCGCTGTTAATTATCGCCGAGAGTTCTTTTGTCTGGTTGATTACATAAGGCGCGAAAAGCTCCGGTATAATCAAGTCCGCTATTTTTGTTTTTGCCATAATTTTAAAATCTCCTTTTAAATTAAATAAAAAAAATATTTTGTTTTGTTGTTGTTTTGGGTTTTTGCGCTTGACGTATTTTCTGCCAAAGCCCTCTTTTTTAAAGAGGGTGGCAGTCGCGTAAGCGGCTGACGGGTGTTTTTGAAATTTGACGCCGCGTGATGGGAGACGAAAACACCCGCCGTCTGCGGACGGCACCCTCTTTAAAAAAGAGGGCAAAGATAGTAATCACGTCAACTGCGTCCCCTACATAATCTTCTGTTTCGCGGCGGCGGCGAGATACTTCGCGATTTCCGGGTTTTCCCTGTATAACTGCGCTTGTTTCTCCATGTTCCAGTGTTCTTTCTCAAACGGATTTATTTCGCTGATTGAATCGAAACTCCCCTGCGGAGGCAGTATTTTCGATATATCGACGTAATTTATTTCGTCGTCGCCGTAAACTGTAAGATTATGCTTTTTTCTTGAATTTAAATCAAATAAATCCCACAAAAACCCTCCGTTTTCATCAGTCACCAGACTGTGCAGAACTTCTTTGAAATCCCTGTCTTTATTCTCCGGAGCGAATATAATCAAGTCAAAATCGTCCGAGACGCTTTTTTTCGTCCGTTCGTTCACAAATTCCAGCCCGTGTTCGCAAAGATAAGAATCAAACACAAATTCTTTTTCGAGCTGCGCGATAAAAAACAACGCCTGCTCTTCGGTTATGTCGCACCCGAACAAATTCGCCTTATGCATCAACTCTTCTTTCTCTTTGTCTTTCTCAATCCCGAAATGTTCGAAATCCCCGAAATTCCCCGAATCTTGATTAACGCCGCCGGCGTCGATTTCCGTTTTCATCATCATCTGAATTTTCCTCCCGTGTTTTTTAAAATTTATAAAATTATTTTTTGTATTATCCCCGCTATTCCCCGTCCAAAAAACTTTCGGACACTTTCCTGTCCTCGCCGAAAATAAACATCCTGAGTTCCTCAAGCTGAACCGCTCCCGCGTGATATCCCTGCAAATACTGCGTCCACGTCTCTGAAGCGTCCTCGAGAAGCGAATAGTTCCAGTTGAATTTAACCCGGTATTCTTCGTTTCCTGATTGTCTTGATTTTCCCGGCTCGCATAAATCAAAGGCGTCCGCGATAATATTAAACGCGCCCACTAATTTCTCAACCGCGTTCTCTATGTTTTTCCTCATAGCGTCTACGGTCGCGAAAGTATCCAGAGTGCCGCGCTTAATCGCGGTCGCCGTCGCGTTAGTAGTATCCAAATCCGTCAGCATGCCTTTGTTCACCGAGACGGCCTTCTCTAAGAGCCCGAATAAATAATCCAGACCCTCAAAATAGGACGTATGCCTGATTTCAGGCGAGAAAACCTCCCAGAAAGACTGCTTGTCCACTCCTCCGCCCGACCTGAAAAGCTTGTATAACCCGGATTCCGGCAGCTTGCTGTCTTTGTCGAATAATAAATCGTCCGCGCCGATAAACGCCTTTTTGTTTCTGTATTCGTCGGGTATTTCGTTGAGTAAATCAAGAATCATTTTAATCAGCTTGTCCTGACCGTAAGTAACCGGCACGCCGCAGATATTATTTAACCCCGAATCTTTTCTGTTGTCCACGGGGCATTTAATAACTGAAAAGAGCATCTGCCCCGCGTCCGATATCGATATAATCCGCGGAATCTTTTCCCACCCCGGAACTTTTGACAACTTAACCGGCATAAAATCGAAATCGCCCGGATTTTTATTGCCGCTGTTCTTATCCGTTATAACAAAAGCTTTGTTCTCGATTGCGCAAGAGCCGTCGTCTCCGAGGGTATGCTCCTCGATTCTGATATATTTTACCGGCTTGCCTCTGTTATTTCCGGAGTTTTCGCAGTCGACAAAAAAGTCGGCGATGAAGCCGGCCTTCGTTATGATTTCCCCGCGGCGTTCGATTACGAAAAATCTGCTCTGCGGGATAATATCGGCGTAAATCTTATTATTATGAATATATGGCTTTAAGATAATCCCTCCCGTCCCGAACGTCCTCGCCGTAATCAAACGCAGTTCCGACAGACAATTTTTAAGGCAGCCGTTTAAAAAATCAACCCGGCCGCCTTTATTATCGCTGTTATTTTTATCCGAAGAAATAATCTCCGCGGACGCTTCCGAACAGACTATATTGGCCAGCCTGTTCGACAGCAGCGAGACGATATTGAACTCGCTCGTATCTTCGTATTTCAAAACGTACCCGAGTTCTTTTACCCCTTGCGAATCGACTTTACCCGAAAAATTTTTGCCCGTGTAAAAAATTTTTTTTATTTTGCCTAAAAGCTGCGTTATATCTGTAAACATTTCTAAAATCACCTCCTTTTTTATTGTTTTTAATTGTTTTTGTTTGCCTTAAATTGTTACCGAATTGTTAACTGCCCGGAATTAAAAAAATCGCAAATTCTCACAAATTCACGATTTTATGCGGTTTATGCCCCGATTGAAGATTTCTTGACTCTACTATTATACCACATCTCGATGTAACATTCTATAACATTTTGTATCATCTTTTAAAAAAATCGAAAAAATTTTTCAAAAATATATAATTACTTGAAAAATCCTCTTGACTTTATTTAATTACTGATATATAATATAATCAGAAATAAAATATATCCCTATTATTTACTGCGTATCCATATTTATGCTTTATTACTGTCTTATATGATTGTGATTTCTTGACGTTTAATCCAATCAAAACAACACAACACAATAAGTAATAGCAGGAGGCGCAAATAAAAAGATGAGAACAGAAAAGATTAGGAGAAAAACCAAACCCGAAGTCAAAAAGACGAAAATCGAGGTGATTTTTGCGAAAACGGAAAAACTAACTATGCAGATGAAGGCGAAATCCGACGAAATCGAATACTGGAGAAGTTTCGCGTCGGTAACGTCGACGGACCCGGGCAGAACCGGCGGCGGCAAATCGAGGAGACCCGGCAGCAAAATCGAAGTATGCGTCGCGAAAATCATGGCGTTCGAAGAATCTATCGAGCGCGACATGGAAGAAATCATAGAACTTCAGGAACAGGCGAAGGAAATGATAAAAGCTCTTAATTCGCCTAAGCTGGAAAGTCTGCTGACCCACAGATATATATGCGGCAAAAAATGGGAGGACGTCGCCGCAATTCTGGGTTACAGCTACGTACATACGCAGAGGCTCAACGCGCAAGCCCTCGAAGAACTGCGTAAAATCGAGGAAAATCTCCCGTAGGGGCGCGCATCGCGCGTCCGCCGCCGGTGTAAAATCAACGCGGCAGGTTGATAAATTTATCTTTGCCCTCTTTCGCAAAGAGGGTGCCGTCCGCAGACGGCGGGTGTTTCTGTCTCCCCTCGCGCAGCATCAAATTTCAAAAACACCCGTCAGCCGCTTACGCGGCT